TAGAAAAACTCTAATGAAAAAAATATTTGTAAACGTATGTTCTTATAGAGATCGACTTCTTGAACCAACATTAAGAAGTTTGATGGAAAATGAGTCTGGTAGAAATGCCATAACCTATGGCGTCTTTGAGCAAACAAAACTTGAAGACAGCCTGGTTAAAAAGGCTCCTGATCTTGTAAATCACCCTCAAGTAAAATATAAAAGAATCGAACCTGAGTTCTCAGATGGTGTTATGTGGGCGCGTGGAATAAACGCCATGCAAGTCACTGATGAAGAATTTCAGTATCAGATCGATTCTCATATGTTATTTGATAAGGGATGGGATCATTATTTGATTCTAGACTATTATCATGTTTGTGATATAGAAAAGATAGATAAAATTTTATTAACATGCGGAACAAAAAACTATGATCTAGAAGGTGACAAGATCACAAAACACACTTTATCCGAGGACATCTCCGTCAATCTCGGATATTTTCAATTTGATAAGAATTTAAGACTACATGCTCATGGTGCATGGGTTGAGTCGCCAAAAATCGCAAAACCAGCAATTCACATTTGCGCTGGAAATTTCTTTGCTCCAACAAAATGGATTCGAGAAGTTGGATATAACACCAGAGTATTCTTCGAAGGTGAAGAACAAATTTTAGTCATTTCTTCAATACTTGCTGATTATAAAATTTATCATCAGCGAAAGATTAAAGTTTATCATTATCTTCGATCAGCGACTCATGAGTCGAAACAAACAAATAGTCCAATTATATCTGAATCTAGGATAAAAATAAGACAAGATATTTCAGTTAAAGAAATTAGCGATTATATCTACTCTCTAACTGAAGAACAGTTGGAGAAATACCGAAGAGTCACTGGGGTAGATTACATAAATAGAAAACTCGAGCATCGAGCAATCTCTAGAAGTTTACAGCCATATCCAGGTGTAATTAACGATTGGGAAATACCAGATAGAGGTGATTAATGTTAACAAAAGTTCAGTTATCCAGAGGGCAGGACTGCTCAATTAATACTGGATGCAGAATCACGTTAGAACCAAAAAATAATAGTCAAGGTGTATCACAAAAATTTAAGCCAGAACACAAATATTATCTGCTCGACGGTGAGGTATTTGTGAGTTATGAAGGTGGGTCAAGTGGAATTATAAACACCCCATATACTTCTACTTGGACTCCATATGTCGACTCCTGGGATTATACTAATCCTGTTTCTTTAAGTTGTCTTCCATCCACTTTGTTCGCCAAACTGGAATTTGCTACAAGTAATAATGACAATACTGTAATTAATGTGACAACTTCTGTGATTAGAATTCAGAATTCAAGCGTTAATGCATCGATGAATTCGAATTCGTTTCTAGTGGCTATTGGTTCCGATTACACCATAGACGGAGTCAGTGCTACTCGGAACGTCAGCACAATATTTGCAAATACGAATAAAAATGTCGTAGTTTCGACCTCAAATTCTTGCAGTTTGATCTATATCGAACAAGTTTAAAAATAATAAATAGGTCTATAAAAGCAGGAACCCGTAAATGGCTCAATTTGTAGAATTAGATATCGATCAGGGGACTGATTTCAGTTTCGATCTCGACCTCACAACCGACGATGGAACCCCAATAAACGTGACAGGGTATTCCTTCACTTCATCAATTCGTAAATCATACTATTCTTCTTCTGCGACTGCAAATCTAAATGTTGCAGTCGCAAATGCCGTCGGCGGGAATGTCATATTTTCTATGAATTCCGCTACAACTGCAAATATTAAGGCGGGTCGTTATCTATTTGATGTTAAGTCAAAAGATGCAGCAAATTCAACCTCGCGCCTAGTTGAAGGCATTATTACAGTTAATCCACAGGTAACGAAATGACTACAGTTCGCGTATCTACATTAAGAGGCAGCGCTGGTCCACAGGGTCCGCAGGGTGCTGCTGGTCCAACAGGTCCACAAGGTCCATCTGGACCTTCAGGTGGTCCACAAGGTCCACAGGGTGCTGCTGGACCACAAGGTCCACAAGGTCCACAAGGCGCGACAGGTTCCACTGGACCACAAGGTCCACAAGGTGCTACTGGTTCAGTTGGTCCTCAAGGACCACAAGGCTCTACTGGACCACAAGGTCCACAGGGTGCGACTGGTTCCACTGGACCACAAGGTCCACAAGGTGTTACTGGTTCCACTGGACCACAGGGTCCACAAGGTGTTACAGGATCAACTGGACCACAAGGTCCACAAGGTGTAACTGGCGCACAAGGTCCACAAGGTCCATCTGGTACAGCAGGTCCACAGGGTCCACAAGGTCCACAAGGCGTAACTGGTGCACAAGGTCCAACTGGTCCGCAAGGTGCTCAAGGTAATGCTGGTCCGCAAGGACCACAAGGTGCTACAGGATCAACTGGACCACAAGGTCCATCTGGCGCAGCAGGTCCACAAGGTCCACAAGGTCCACAGGGCGTTGTTGGTCCACAAGGTCCACAAGGACCAGAAGGTCCACAGGGTGTTGTTGGTCCGCAAGGTCCACAGGGTCCACAAGGTGTTCAAGGTGATGCTGGTCCGCAAGGTCCACAAGGACCACAAGGTGTTGCGGGTTCAACAGGTTCAACAGGTCCACAGGGTCCACAAGGACCATCTGGCGTTTCAAATGTTCCTGGTCCACAAGGTCCACAAGGTCCAACTGGTCCTGTTGGTCCTGAAGGTTCTTTTGGTGGTGCATCTTTTGACTTTACTTTTAGCACCAATGTTGCTGATTCTGATCCAGGACAAGGAACACTCAAGTTCAATAATGCAGCAACAAGTCTTGCAGATCGTTTGTATATTGATTATGTTGATGACAATGGAACTAATATTCAAACATTCCTTGCAACAATTGATGACTCAACAAGTTCAGTCAAAGGTCACTTTAAAGTTAGCAATAAAGCAAACACAGCAGACTTTGCACTGTTTACAATTAACAGCCTTACTGACAAGACTGGATATTACCAAGTCAATTGCAGTTATGTGAGCGGCAGCGCTGCAAGTTTCAGCGATTTCGAAGATGTATTAATTACATTTGCAAGAACTGGCGACAAGGGTGACACTGGACCGCAAGGTCCACAGGGTCCATCTGGTCCATCTGGTGGTCCACAAGGTCCACAGGGTGCTGCTGGTCCACAGGGTCCACAGGGTCCACAAGGTGAACCTGGTCCAATTGGGTTAGAAGGTGGTCCAGGTCCACAGGGTCCACAAGGACCACAAGGCGTAACTGGTGCACAAGGACCGCAAGGTCCTCAAGGTCCACAAGGTGTTACTGGTCCACAAGGTCCACAAGGTCCGCAGGGTCCACAAGGCGTCACTGGTCCTCAAGGTCCGCAAGGTCCACAGGGTCCACAAGGTACTCAAGGTGTCGCTGGTGACACTGGTCCACAAGGTCCACAAGGTGCTCAAGGTATTCATGGTGGTACGACATTCGAATATTTGTTCAGCAATTCAACAACAAATTCAGATCCAGGAAATGGATTGCTCAGACTGAACAATTCAAATACAACTCTTGCTGATCGTTTGTACATTGATTACAGTGAAGATGGTGGCACGAATATCTACAATTTCTTGGCTTCTATTGATGACTCATCATCAACTATTAAGGGTCACTTCATAATTACAAATAGAACAAATCATAACGATTTTGTGACATTTGCAATTAATAGTCTAACAGACCAAACAACTTACTTTGAAGTCAATTGTACATACATCACAGGCAATGCTCCTTCATTTGATAATAATGAACAAATTATTATCACATTTGTAAGAACTGGTGATAAGGGTTCTGCTGGTCCACAAGGACCACAAGGTCCACAGGGTGTACAAGGAAGTCAGGGTATTCAAGGTGACTTTGGACCACAAGGTCCAACTGGTCCACAAGGTTCTGCTGGTCCACAAGGACCACAAGGTCCACAAGGACCACAGGGTGTATTTGGACCACAAGGACCACAAGGTCCACAGGGTGCGCAAGGATTAACTGGTGTGACTGGTGATACTGGTCCACAAGGTCCATCTGGCGCAGTTGGTCCACAAGGTCCACAAGGTGTCACTGGTGCAAGAAATTACACTGTAACGAATAGTGGTGCCAGTGATTATGTGATTGATGGCGCAAATGATCCTACATTGTATTTGATGCGCGGATTCACATATGAATTCTTTGTAAATGCATCTGGACATCCTTTCTGGATCCAAACAGTTCCTGCGCCATACAGTGTTGGAAATGTTTACAGTAGTGGTGTAACAAATAATGGTGACGATGTTGGCACTGTAACATTTGCGGTTCCATATAATGCACCAAGCACATTGTATTATGTTTGCCAAAACCATTCTTCAATGTCTGGTACAATTGTTATCAGTGATGTGGGTCCAGTTGGTCCTCAAGGTCCACAGGGTCCACAAGGACCACAAGGACCACAGGGTCCACAAGGTGTCACTGGTCCGCAAGGTCCACAGGGTCCACAAGGACCACAAGGTGTACAAGGTCCGATTGGTTCTACTGGCGGCACGGGTCCACAAGGTCCAACTGGTGCCACTGGTCCACAAGGTCCACAGGGTCCAACTGGTGCCACTGGTGCAGGATTAACAATTCTTGGCAGTGTTGCGACTGTTGGAAATCTCCCTGGAAGTGGAAATGTTGGTGATGCATATATCGTAACTGCAGATAGTCACCTATATGTTTGGAATGGTTCTTCTTGGACTGATGCAGGATTAATTGTTGGTCCACAAGGTCCACAAGGTGTCACTGGTCCACAAGGACCACAGGGCGTATTTGGTCCACAAGGTCCACAAGGACCAGAAGGTCCACAAGGTGTCACTGGTCCACAAGGTCCACAAGGTGTGTTTGGTCCACAGGGTCCACAGGGTCCACAAGGACCACAGGGTCCACAAGGTGTCGTTGGTCCACAAGGACCGCAAGGACCACAAGGTCCACAAGGTGTTAAGGGTGACACTGGTGACTTTGGTGGTGCAACGTTTGAATATATCTTCAATACCAATACAGCAAATACTGATCCAACAGCTGGCTATGTCAAGTTCAATAATACAACATTGCTATCTGCGACTGAGATGTATATTGATAACATCGATCGTTTGAGTGGAAATGTTTTCAATTACTTGAACACAATCGATGACTCGACGTCGACAATCAAAGGCACGTTCAAGATTGCAAATTCTGCAAATGTTCTAGAATACACATTCTTCAATATTAACGGCTCGCATATCCATATCGGTGATTGGTTCGTTGTTCCTGTTGCAGGATTAAACTCAACATTAACTGGCTCAAACTTCCCAAATAGCACAAATGTGATTATGACATTTGTTCGCACTGGTGATAAGGGTGATGCTGGTCCACAGGGTCCACAAGGTCCAACTGGTGTTACTGGTCCACAAGGTCCACAAGGTCCACAGGGTGTTGTTGGTCCACAAGGTCCACAAGGTGTTCAAGGTGATGTTGGTCCGCAAGGTCCGCAAGGTGTGTTTGGTCCACAGGGTCCACAAGGACCGCAAGGACCACAGGGTCCACAAGGTGTCACTGGTCCACAGGGTCCTCAAGGTCCTCAAGGTCCACAAGGATCACAAGGTAACACTGGTCCGCAAGGTCCGCAGGGTGTTACTGGTCCACAAGGTCCAACTGGTCCTGGTATTGGTGGAACGTTGCAAGCGGTCAAAGACTTTATTGTTGCAAATACAAATACTAATGGCGCAAATACTGTCAATCTTGCAGATTCGAATTATTTCCGCCATGTGTTGACTGCAAACGTTGCGTTCACGTTCACTAATGCACCATCATCAGGCACTGGTCAGATGTTCTCGCTCTTGTTATTGCAAGATGGAACAGGTGCAAAGAATCCAACATTCTCCAATACAATTTATTGGGCTGGTGGATCACAACCTCCTGCAACAACAGCAGCAAATGCTCGTGACTTGTGGACGTTTATCACCTATGATGGTGGTACAACGTATTGGGGAACCTTGACAATGAAGGATGCTAAATAATTCTGTAATTACTTTTTGAGTTTGTTATGAAAATCCATGTATTGGTAAATCCCAGAACGCCAACTGGACTCATGAACCGCGTCGATCCATTTGCGGTTCATGGGTTCAAGTATATCAAATATTTGTCTCAGCACTTTGAAATGGTGCACTATGGAATTCCTGGTGCACAGGTTGACTGTGAGCATGTTGATATTCCAACAACACCAACAGAAATAAAGCGATTCAATGAACTTGCTGGCGAAGAAATTCGCAAGAGAGCAAGTGATGGAGATATAATTGCTTGTTTTTTTGGAGTTGATAATCAACTTGCTTGCGAAATGAATCCAAATTGCAAAGCAGTTGAACCTTCTATTGGATATAGAGCCAATGGAATATTTGCACCATATCGCGTGTTTACTTCTTACGCAAATATGCATATGTTCTATGGTGAAAGAGGAATGCTCATGAACCCTTCTTGGTTCGATGATGTAATTCCAAACCCATTTACAGTCAATGAATTTGAATATTGCGAACAAAAAGAAGATTATTTCTTATACTTTGGTAGAGTTGTTGAAGAGAAGGGTGTTCATCTTGCAATTCAAGCAACAGAAAGGTTAGGCAAAAAACTTATTATTGCTGGTCCTGGATCATTACAGAGTTTAGGGTACAGCAAAACTCCAGATCATGTTGAAATGTTCGGTGTTGCAAATGCTGAACAGCGAAAAGAATTGATGCGTAAGGCAAAGTGTTTAATCGGATTAACGCATTATGTTGAGCCATTCGGTAATATGGTCATCGAAGCAAATTTATCTGGCACACCATCAATCACAACTGATTGGGGCGGGTTTACTGAAACTGTTCTCGAGGGGAAAACAGGATATCGCGTCAGAGATTTTAAATCATTATTGACTGCTATGGATTCTATAGATAAAATAGACTCGTGTGATTGTCGAGCATGGGGATTAAATTTCTCTGACGAAATTGTTCACATGAAACATAAGCAATATTTGAATAAAGTAATTAAGAATCAATTTTATGAATAAAGTAGTTGTTATTGGATCATCAATAAATCCAAGACAAGGTCGTTTCACATATAGTGAAACTCGATCTAAATTCGACGCAGACGAAAGATTTAGACAAACAATATTCACTGTCAACTCATTACAAAACGCATTACCTGATGCAAAGATCATTATCGTTGATTCGTCTGATGATGTGAAAGAATATAGACTCAATCTTTCGTATCACAGAAATGTGCAATTTGTTCAGCTGAAGGAAATATCGCCAGAAGCGCATGAGATTGTAAACACGCATCCAAATAAGAGTCTATGCGAATCTTTGTTATTGAACACATTTTACAAATATCACAAATCTAATCTATTAAGATATGATTTTATTCTTAAAGCAACTGGTCGATATTTTTATTATAATTTAAAAGATGACCTCTTTACAGAAGAAAATCAAGACAAGATTTTTTTTAAAAAGCCTCTTTCGTTTGAGTGGAATGATTCTTGGAGATATGATTTTGTTGATAGAAGATCACACCAGAACAATAATCGATTGCATCAATATTGCACAGTTCTCTATGGCTTTGGGTCAAGCCAATTAAATTCAATGATAGACATAAATGATGCGACTGTTCATTTACTTGACCAACCATCAATGAGCCATTATGATATTGAAACTCTTTCATATTATTTCACAAGACCATATGAATCAAACGTTATAGAGACAGATTGGATTGTGTCGGGCTGGGATGGAACTTCTGGCAGATACATGTACTATTAAGGTGAATTATGAAAACAACATTAATAATTGTTGACGACTTCTATCAAAACCCAGACCAAGTAAGAGCATATGCTTTGTCGCAGCCCTTCGAAGTTTCTGGAAATTATCCTGGAGTTCGAACAAAGCCATGGCTTCCTGATGATTTAAAGAATTCAATTCAGTATATTATACAAAATGCAGGTGGTCGAATCACTAATTGGTTCGAAGATTCAGGGTACACTGGTGCATTTCAAATTTGTACTGCAAAAGATCGCACGTGGATCCACGCCGACAGTTTTAATACTTGGGCTGCTGTTTGTTATCTAACGCCAGACGCGCCGCTCTCATCAGGGACTGCATTGTATCGATGGAAAGAAACAAAAGAATATGAACGAGCTGATAACAACGCACCATATCTTGATGGATATGATTATACGAAATGGGAAAAGGCAGATTATGTTGCGAACAAATATAATCGTATTGTTCTTTATCGTGGCAATTTATATCATGCTTCGTTAGATTATTTCGGAAACAATCTAGAAAATGGTCGATTGTTCCAAACGTTCTTCTTTAATACGGAATACTGATGAAGATCTTACATGTAGTATTTTCTACAAATCGAATCAAATATTTGATGCCAACTCTAGAGTCTTTAAAGAATCTAGACTATGGGAATCATACAGTCGATAAACTAATCATAGACGATTATCCAAGAAATAGAAATCTTGCCATATTCGATTTAATCGCAAAGGTTTATGGATTTAATGTAAGATTCAACGAAACCAACTTGGGGCTTTCTGTAAATTGGAGCGCATTCTTCGATTGGCTCAAAATGCAAGACTACGACTACATTCTGCATCAAGAGGACGATGTATTATTGACTAGCCCCATTCGAATTGACGACCTAATCACAGTTCTAGAATCAGATGAAAAGATGGCTTCAGTCGTTCTCCAACGCCAGCCATGGTATTTTCACGAAACAGAATCTGCCATTGATCCAACCGACGTCAAAATTGGTAACTATTACTATAGCAAAAACGTAAAGACGTTCCCAATCATATTTTCGTTATATCGTAAAAATGTAATCGAATATTCGTTTAGAGAGTATTGGAAATTCAATGTAAACGAAGGGATGATCATGGTTTATCTAGATTTCTTCCACAAGATGTATTCTGCGACTCTAAAAGGATCAAATGGTGAGAATCTAATCTTCCACATCGGTGAAGAAACTGTCGGCAAAAGACTTGAGCAAGGAGAGCCAAACTGGGAACAATTTGCGCATATGGACCCAAATAGGATTTACAATTCTCGAGATGGTAGTCTTATCGAATAACTAAATATAGAACTACACGAGAGGTTCTAAATGGCAAAACCTACAAATAAAACCGAACTAAAAGATTTCTGCCTCCGCAATCTTGGATTTCCTGTAATCGACATTAATATCGACGATGATCAGCTTGATGATCGTATCGATGATGCGCTTCAGATGTTCCAAAACTATCATTTTGATGGTACAGAAAGGGTTTATCTAGCCCATAAAGTCACAAATGCTGATATCTTGAACAAATATGCCAGACTATGTGACAACATCATCGGCGTCTCTAGAGTATTTCCAATGACTGGAGACACCGTAAGTTCAACAAACACATCAGGTTTTAACATTTTTGATATTAACTATCAATTACGTTTAAATGACTTTTATAATCTAACTTCTTCGTCATACACATATTATGTGATTGCACGAGAACACCTCTCCATGTTAGATATGATCGTAACTGGAGAAACTCCTTACTCATATAACAAAAAGACAAATAGACTCTATTTGTGGCAAAGTTGGGAAGGTAAGTTAGATGCAGGTGACTATATTCTATTCGAAGCACATAGAGTCGTCGATGAGGATACCTATGAAAAAGTCTTTAATGATTCTTGGGTAAAGGAATATACAACTCAGTTATTCAAGCGGCAATGGGGCGCAAACCTAAAGAAATATGGCAATTATACTCTTCCAGGCGGATTAATTGTTAACGGTCAACAAATATATGACGAGGCTGTTGCGGAAATCAAAGAGCTTGAAGAAAAACTTCGCGATGTTTACGAAGAACCACCAGGAATGATGGTGGGCTAAAATGGCAACTAGTGTTTACTTTAATAATCAAGGCGCGACACGCGAACAGTTTCTTGTTGAGGATTTGATTATTGAGTCTATTAAAAATCATGGAATTGACATCTATTACATTCCACGAGACTCACAATCTTCGCTAGATGAATTGTTTGGCGACGATCCTGTGAAATCGTTTACAAGAGCATATAAGATTGATATGTATCTTGAAACGTTCAATGATTTTACTGGAAATTCAGAATTCTTTTCGAAGTTTGGTTTAGAAATTCAAAAAGACGCAAAGGTTTGTGTTGCCAGAAGAACATTCGAAAAATATGTCAAAGGCGAAAGAAACTTACCAAAAGAAGGCGATCTAGTTTATCTGCCAGTACAACAAAAATTATTAGAAATACGACTTGTCGAGGAAGAAAAAAACTTCTTCCAAGCAGGAAAGAAAGCACCGTATATGTATGGATTGTCTCTAGAGACTTTCAAATATAATGGTGAATTGATTGCTACTGGTGTGAGTGAGATTGACGATCTAGCAATTAAACAAGCTGTTTCAATTGATTATATTTTAACTGCTGGTGGAACTGGAACATTCACCCAACATGAGATTGTCTATCAAGGAACAACACTTGCAAATTCAACAGCAAGAGGATATGTTTCTTCTTGGGACAAACCTTCTAGAACACTGCGTTTGAGAAACATTCGTGGGGAATTCGCTGCAGGATCGAGTATAAAAGGGAATACCAGCAATGCTATTTGGACTCTAACCAGTTCAAATATTCAAGATGATGCTGCATCGGATTATGATGATAACTTTAGAATTGAAACAGAAGCTGATAACATTCTAGACTTCAGCGAAACAAATCCATTCGGTGAGCCATAATGCTGTCATCTAGACATTTCTACCATAGAATCATTCGTAAGATCGTTGTGGGCTTTGGCACAATGTTCAATGATCTAAAGTTATACAGATACACAAAAGATGGTCAAACTGAGATTGAGCGAATCACAGTTCCATTGTCTTATGCTAACAAAGAAAAGTTTTATGTCCGCATCACACAAGATCCAGGATTGGATCGATCAATGCGAATTCAATTGCCACGCATGTCATTTGAAATGACTGCAATCAATTATGATCCATTGCGCAAGATTACTAATTTTAATCCGCAATTTTCTCCTGGAAAAGATGGCAACAGTATAACAACAATCACATCAACTCCATACAACTTTTCATTTGATCTTGTTTTATATGTTCGTAATGTCGAAGATGGCACGCAACTGATTGAACAAATTCTACCATACTTTGCACCAGACCACACAATTTCAATGAATCTGACGGGTATTCAAGGTGACAAAGTTGATGTTCCGATTGTGCTAGAAGGATTATCATACGATATCGCTGCAACAGGCTCCCCTGAAGAAACAAGAGTAATGACATGGACTTTAACATTTACAGTTCAGGGATGGCTCTATGGATTTATCAATGATTCTGTTAAGGTGATTCGTAAGTCTGTTGCAAACACATTTGACAGCGAAGTTCTGCAAAGTGGTGCAAAAGTTCTCAATTTAACTTCAGGGTTTGGAGATTACAAAATTGGCGAGCTTGTTTATGTTGGTAGAAATTTGAGTTCTGCAAATGCGAGTGGGTTTGTTTCCTCTTGGAATAATGTTGCAAATCAAATATATGTTACAGATATTTCTGGCACATTTACAACAAACAATAAACTGGTTGGTGCAATATCAAATTCATCATTTACGATACAATCATTTGATTCAGTGATCGATAATCAATTGGTCAATTTGAGTATTCTTCCATCGCCAATTACTGCAAATGCTAATACTGCATTTGGTTTTGATGAGCAAATAGAGATATTCCCAAATATAACATGAGTAAGGTTGACCAAAATCTTTCTGATATTTTAAACACTGATTATATTCCTGTGGTAAGCGAGGGTAATAAAAGTGTTACTATTCATGAGCCAGACAGATCAGTTGATAATCCTGATGCTGACTATTCTCGTGCTAATTATTACAATCTTATCGAAAAAGGTAATGAGGCTTTGGAAGGCATTCTTGAAGTGGCAAAAGAATCGCAACATCCAAGAGCGTATGAAGTAGCAGCAAACATGATCAAGAATCTCTCTGATGTCACAGAGAAATTAATGATTCTTCAAAAGCAGCAACAAGAACTTCAACCAAAAGAATCAGCAGCACCAACCAATATCAATGTAGACAAAGCAGTATTCGTCGGAAGCACTGCTGAGTTATTGCGACAATTAAAGAATGAATCCAATAGCGGCTAAATTAAAGCATTATCTTGGCAACCCCAAGCTGAAGCGAGTGAACATGGCGATGAATCTCACGGAGGATCAAATCCGTGAATTCGTCAAGTGCGCTCAAGATCCAACATACTTTATTGAAAACTATGTTAAGATCATTACACTTGATAAAGGTTTCGTTCAAATTGAACTTTATCCTTTTCAAAAACAAGTTGTAACAGATATTAATGAAAACCGTCGTGTTATCGTAAAGGCAGGTCGTCAGGTCGGTAAGACTACGATCATCGTCGGATATATTCTCTGGTACATTCTATTCAATCAAGATAAGACCGTTGCGATTCTTGCAAATAAAGCCAGTACATCAAGAGAAATTCTTGCTCGTATCAAACTAGCATACGAAGCATTGCCAATGTGGATTCAGCAAGGCGTCAAAGTTTGGAACAAGGGTGACATTGAGTTAGAAAACGGATGTCGCGTCTTGGCTAACTCTACTGCCTCTAGCGCAATCCGTGGTTTCTCTATCTCGCTACTATATCTTGACGAGTTTGCATTCGTTCCAAGTAATATCGCTGAAGAATTTTTCACGTCTGTTTATCCAACAATTTCTTCTGGTACAACTTCGAAGATTTTAATTTCTTCAACGCCAAATGGCATGAATCACTTTTATAGGATGTGGACTGAAGCAGTTGAAGGTCAAAACGGATTTACACACGTTGAGGCTAACTGGCGTCAGGTTCCAGGTCGTGATCAGAAGTGGGCGGATGAACAACGCCGTGTTCTTGGTGAACAGAAGTTTCTGCAGGAAATGGAATGCGAATTCATGGGCTCATCAGGGACCCTGATCTCTGCAGCTGGACTCAAGTCTCTCGCGTTTGTAACTCCAATTCATAC